CTTAGCAGCCCCATAGAGACAGTAAACCCCCCGTTCTGGTTTCCCCTACCAGCGCGGGGGGTTTTTTCTATTTCTGCAGGGCAGAAAGTATGTCTTCAACCTTAATAAGGTAGCCCTTACTAGGGTTCGGAGGTATGTTGCAAGTAATGGCTCTTCCCCGAACCGTTACTACCTGCTTGAGTATCTCCGTTGGTACTAGCAGGGTTGCCCCTTCTAATACGAAAGCCCAGTATTCTGCCTTAGTACTAGATAGCCCTGATAGATACCAATTCTCATTGTTGTGCGACCAGCAAACTGTTTCGATGTATAGGTTGCCAGTATCTTTCCATTTCAAATCTGTCTTTACTTCTACTGTTTTGCCACCTGTTAGTAGTTGTTCTACTAATCCTTCTCCTTCATGTCCCTTTGCTAGGTCTAAGTCGAAGTCTGATAGTTTGCTCATGGGTATCCTAAGTATAGTGGCTTGGCTGTAATGTTAAGTTTGTTTCTCATTAGTTTACGTTCATACTCTGTAGTACCACCCCAGAATCCAAACACTGCGTTCTTAAGTGAGTAGTCTAGGCACTGCTTCTTAACTTCACAGTTGCTACAGATTTTCTTAAGCATCTTAACTTCTCTATATGTAGAACTACCATCTGGTACAAAGAACTCCTCTGACTCTACACTTCTGCAGTTAGGTGTGCCTTGCCAATCTGGGTATTCCATCTATCCTCCTGTTGAGTAGAAGCCTGTGCCGTTGAACTTGATGGCTGGTGCTGACCATATACGCTGCATGATTTCACCACAAGTTGTGCAGGCTGGCGGTATATTTTCGCTTACTTCAATTACATCTGAACAACAATTACATTTGAAATCAAACAGTGGCATTAGTCAAACTCCTGGCCCGTTGGGTGAGGGAGTGTGACCATAGACCCACAGTTAGCGCACTCTCCATCAAGGAAATAAAAGCATATTTCACCTTGGTCAAATGCAACAAGCGCATGAAATACATCCCCTCCACATACGCAAACATCTCCAATAGATTCTCCTCGCAAATCCATAGCGTGTGTGTAATCCGTTGGGTGTAGTAACTCTCTGATTTCTTTAGCAACACTATTCTCCTCGTTCGTCATCATCTGCCTCTACTAAATCATCATCAGGCTGTGGTTTCCATCCGCCTAGGTTTCTAATTAGAGATGCAATAGTTCTTTGGACCTTCATTCGTGCACCATCTGGTGTTGTGTCCAACTCTTTGGCTGTCTCACTCCACTCAGGATTGTCCACTGTGAACCTAACCTTAAGGATAAACTGTTTTGCTTCTGACAGTTTATAATATGCTGCTGCAATATCAGACCTAAGCACTAGCCAGTTGTTGCCATCATTGGCAGCCTCTGACTTGTTGAACTTAAAGTTAAGGTCTTTAATCTTAGTTGGAATCTCATACGACTCAGCAATGATTGATGGTAAGAACGCTTCTATAACAGATGCATCGTAGTAGTAAAGGTCAAGCAACTCATAGCCAACCGTCCGTGCCTTTTCGCGTTCACAATAAGTAATTGCTTTATTGCGAAGAGACTTGGCTATGAGTTTGTCCTTGTCTTTTCTTGGCAGTGCTGACCACTCTTTGTACTTAACTGGGTGACTAACGAACCATATCCACAGCACCTGCTGTATGTCTTGCTGGTCAGTCATTGGGTATTTGCGCTGGTATTCGGCAGCAACAGCCACAACCATCTGCTCATACTCTTCTAAGTAGTCCACGTTATCCCTCTGCTACGCCTTCCCATTGTCGCCTTTGCACCAATAGTCCGATTATTGCATAGTTTGCTAGGTCAATAAAGGTATCTTCAATACTTTCATAGTTGGGCGTGTCGCTACTTTTGTAGTAAAGGTTTTCTAATCGTGCCATCTTGTCGTGCATACGCACAAGCAGTCCATTCATTGCACCACCTGGAGCATTGGCTATGTTAAATGGGCCGTAGTCTTGATGCTTACGCACCATAATTATACGCAGTTCATTTAATATATCTTCAAAATTATTCAGGTCTTTCATTTAGTATCTCCTTAGCCTGTTCTTCAAAGTCCATCATTGCTTCTTGCACTAACACTTCTTCTACAATCTCATCTCCATGCCCTGCCTCTGACGATACTAGCACGGCTGCCAGCATAGTTAGCATGCTGTTTGCTTTATCGTGGTCTACTTTGTTTGCTATCCATACATCTCTTAACGCATTAAGGATATCTAATCCTTTGCTGTTGGAGATTGGTATGCCTATGTATCTAGGATGTTCCTTGATGAACTCCCATACATCTTCACCGTTATTAAGAAATGCATTTTCGGATTCGCTCATTAATAAACTCTGCCCCCTCTAGCATTACTATGCTGTTTACATCATGCCCTTCTGGCATCTGTACTATATTAACATTACTTAACTCTCGGCTAACCTTCTTGCCAAAATCCATACCTGCTGTATCACCATCTGCTAATACAATTACTGTATCAAAATCATCTAATATCTTAGAGTAAAACGGTTTCCAATTGTTGGCCCCTGGAATACCTACGGCTGGATGGTTAGTCTTGACACTAACTGTAATGCAATCTATCTCTCCTTCTGTCACACAGATATAATCTGATGCAGTAAGAACTACTTGTGCATTGAACATGCTGGTCTTAGCACCTGGCATACCCATATACTTTGGGTCAGCATTACCTATCGCTCTGAATCTAATATCAACTACACCCGATGGTGTTATGTAGGGTATTGCTAGCCTGCCTGTGTACTGTTCATGACCTGGAAGAGCGTCCTTTACCACTCCAAGATGAAAGCGTTGCGCCTCGTCGACCGAGAGATTGCGTGTTGCTAGATACTCTGTTGCTAGATGAATCTGTTTTGCGTACTGGTGCGTCGCCTGTAAGAGAAATTGTCTGTGCGAACTTGACAGCCTCACTGTAGTTACCTCCTTCTCTATGCATAATTAAATCGTATACATCTCCACCAACACCACATCCGTGGCATTTGAATCTGTTTTCTTCAAAGTTAATACCTGCTGATGCATGACTGTCCGCATGAAATGGACACTTAATTTTGCGCCAGCCGTGTCCCTCAGCAGGCACGGCTGCGCCTACATATCTTAAGTAGTCCGCGATACTATGTTTCACCCATTGCCTTTCTGATTAGGGCAAGCCAAATGCTGGCTGGCATTGTGCAATACCACTCGCCAACATCTGACTTACCTTTCCGTTTGTGTAGAACTGTCCCAGTCCATGCGTTATCATTCTTTATTTCTACTTCTAACTCTTTGACCCAAGCGCTCAAGTCCATGCGGACGTGGTCTTTAACCTCGATGGTCACTCCATTCACACCGCTGATATCACCTTTGTCTAGTTGTGCTCCTGCGATTCTGCGGTCTGCATATGGAAAGCCATTAACCTTTAACCACTTAACAGCATCTGCTTCTGCCTTGCTGCCTTTACGCTTGGCTGCTGTACTCATTCTTGTGGCTCGTCCCTAACTTCCGTTAGTTCCCATCTACCTGTCTCTGCTTTCTTTGCACGTTCTTCTGCTATCTTTAATGATGATGCACGAATAACTTTTACTTTATATTGTGAGTATGTAACTCTATACTTTGGCATTACACTACCTCCTCTTGTTGGTATCTAACTGCTACATCTTCTAAGTACATAGACTCAGGATTAAATGACAGAGTAACATAGTTACTTCCTGTCTGGTCAGCCCGTCCGTATCTGTTTTTAACTGGGGCTACGCATAAGAATGTTTCGTCTCCCTGTTTCATCTGTCCTATTGTAAGTACCATTGCTGGTATCTGATTGACCATGCCCTGTACTGCGCTACGCGGCTGACAAGGATAGCCATCAAAGCCTTCTTTAGTATGGTGTAGCACCAACACTGCTGCGTTGGTATCTCTGGCTAGGTACTTAAGTTCTTTCATAACGGCACGCATTGCACCGAACTCATCGTACCCATCCATTGCTACATCCATTAGGTTGTCTACCACAATCAAGGTAGGACTCTTACCCCATACAGTTTCAAAGGCTGAGACTTCATCATCTAAGTCTTTGAGTGTGGGGCTAGATTCAAATGACCAGAACAAATGATTGTTGAGTTGCAGTATTTCATGTGACTTGTCTGGGTTATTCTTTAGCAAACTTTCTGCTGCTGTCTGTGTCATCTTGCCAGTCATGG